TTTCTTCTGTTACAAATGCGACCACATTTGAATTATCAGCCAGCACAACTGGAGGGTCGAAGGTTAATCAAACGCTGACCTTTCGTGCTAATGAAACTATGCTTTTTTACGAGCCCACTCATAAACATTTGGCGATAATAAAAGACTGTTCTGGGATATCTACTCAAAGTACGCAAGGCTATATGTACAGTTTTAATACACAAAGCTTTACTAGAAATACAGGTCTTGCAGGTTCTAACCCTACACTTACGAATCCTATAATTGACTACAAAAATAATGTAGCCTTAGGGGCTAACCTAGATGAAATAGAAACTTACGATGGAGAGTCAAATGTTACTACAACTTTAATGCAATTTAAAAATGATGACTTTGGATTACCTGATGTTGTTAAGAAAATATATGGAGTGACAGTTGAATACGCTACAGGTACTAATATTACAAGCGATGGATTGCTTTATAGAAGTACCGATTCGTCTGGGAATAGTAGTGCTAGTTTTATAGGTACTAATTTATCAAGCGTACAACTTGAAAGCACTAGCGATGACTTAGATGTGAAGAGATTTACATTTAGTAGTCCATTATCTGTAGCATCTTTACAGCTTCAACTTAAATTTAATCAAGTTGATACACATATAGTAAATAGAGTTTCAGTTGAATATAAACCTATACATAAAAGAGTTACATAATGGCTATTGATAGGGAAAAAAGATTTTTATATAACTCTAAAGGGGTTAAAACAAAGTTACAAAAGAGTTATCCAGCAAAATCCTCGGGAAATGATGGGGAAGAAAGATTGGTAAAAACACCAGATGGCAAGCTTAGGCTTTATAGAAAAGAACTGGGAGCTTGGTACTATCTAGAATTCACCAGAATAACATAATAAGGAGACTGGTATGCCAACTTGGATAATAGGAGAATAGGAAAATAAAATGGCAAATGGATTTTTATCGCAATTAGCAGCTGCTAGATCGGCTCAACAAGCTTTGGGTGGATTAGCTGGATTGCAACTAACAAAAACAGGATTCGAAGAACAAAGGGCTTTAGAGGATGAAATTCGAAGGATGGAAGAGAGAAGAAAGGAAGAAGTAGAATCCGCTAGGAAGCGCGAAGGAAGACGAGGAAGGGGCAGGCTTTTTGGTTCGATAGCTGGTGGCTTGCTAACACTTGGGCTTGGGCCTATTGGTACAGCTATTGGTGCTGGGCTTGGGAGCCTTGCCGGTCAAGAAGTGGGTTCTAGATACTCTATAAGCGCCAAAGGGATTGAAAAACGCAAGAGACGCCTAGGGAGGGTTAAAAGTCAATTGGAAGGCGGTATGTTCCATTCCGGCTGGAGGAAAGACATAGGGTCGCAAAGAGAAGATTTAAATAGATTTTTACGTGAATCTGATAAACAGTTTGACCAATTAATACTATCCGACACTTTATCTGATGCTTTATCCGCCTTTGCCTTTGCCAAGACAGATTTGGGAAAATTCGCCAGAAGCACAGACCCCGAAGGTAAGACACTCGGCTTGCTAAAGGGGTATAAAGCCATGAAGAAAGCTGATAAGGCCAAGCTTCTAGCAAAGGGCGTGGGAGTTGATTCAACTAGAACAGTAGCAAACATTTTGGGTAAAAAACTTGATGAAGACCTTGGTATAGCTATGTTCCCGGACTATATGGGCGAAGTAAGGGATGCGTACAAAGAAATGTTCCCCGACAGAAGTATTAGTTTTGGAGATTTCTTGGGTGGGATTGATTTGCCCGGGCAAGGTTTTGGTCAATTTTTTGATGCAGGAGGACAAAGATAATGCCAAGTCATTACGGAAATATACCATCATTACAAGAATTAATAGAAAGAAGTGGCGTAGATAAATCATTTTTCGAGGAAGGTGGTGCTTCTGCGTTTGCCCAACAATTAGGGCTTAAAGGGAAAGGTTTGGAAGGCTTTTCTAGATTTGCCGATATAATGAAGTTTCAGCCGGAAAAAATAAAAGAATTGCTTTCTTCTATTGGTGAATTCGGGCAAGAACAAAGAGGATTTATACAAGAGCAATTTGGGACTGGATTGGCTTCTTTGCGTTCCGGGTTGAAAAGCCAATTGGCGGGCGCTAGACAACAAACCGGTGGGTTTGCCGGTTTCGGTGCACAACAACGTTCTATAGGATTGTTAGGCGAATCTGCCCAAAGACAATTTGGCGGTTTAAAGCAAGCTAGAACAAGGGGCTTGGCTGGTGTTCAACAACAAGTTGAAGCTAGAATAGGCCAAACTCAAGGTTTACTTGGAGATTATATTTCAAGATTGACACAACTTGGCTCTCAGTTTGTAGCGCTTGACCCGGGAGATGGCGGGACGCCTCCTGTCGATTCAAGGGAAGCCATCCCGCAAGAATTTGAAAGTGTCCCAAGTCAATTTTCAGGGGATATGATAAATGTTGGCGGATTTTTATATAAGTGGGACACCAATACCGGGAAATATGAACTTCACAAGTCAGACTCTACGCCGGGATTTTAGAATTATAAGGAGAAAATATGCCAAACGGATTTACATTTGAATCACCATTAAATAGGCTTCTTAGCGAAACTGTTCCTAGGTTTATAGAAGGTCAATTGTCGCGAGAATCTAGAGAGCGCATGGAAATGGAAGCTCGAGAGTCTAGAGAACGTGTGGTGATGGAAGAAATATCTTTCCGGGAAGAACAAAATCGCTTAGACAGGATACAGCGCCAACAAGAAGCTGACTTAGCCCGAAAGGATATGGCGATAGAATCTGAATTTAATCGTCGAATGAAAATATCAGAACAATCACTAAGATCGGATATGTTTGAAGAACAAAAGAGGATTAATCGCGAGAAAGATAGAGCTGAAGATGACGAATATATATTAGGGACTTTTGAAGGAAGGTCTCCCACGGAATACCTTGAGTTAACTAAAGATCTGACCCTGAAGACCGGGCGTGGTGCGCAAGCGTTGAGCGACAAAAGGGCTATAGCGCAAATGAATGTCGATCAAGCTCAAACTTTGTCCGGTTTGTCCGACTTTCTTATAAATAAAAGAGCTAAGGCGTTATTTGGTAAAAAGATTGAAATGGGTGATTATGACGGTGCTCTCGGATTGGTTGAAGACGCACCAAATACGCTATCCCCAGAAGATCAAATAGAAGCTTCGTTCATAACGCAAGAAATCAAAGAAGCCTACAAACGTATGTTGCCGGGCGCTACCGAAGCTAATGCTGCAATCAAAACTGAAATTGAAGGATATCAAAACGAGCTTAGAGGATTGTTTGGCAAAAAGCCTGCAGAAGTTGGAACAAAAGAAGACGGGGAAAAAGTAACGGTTGGTACGATAATACCAGAAGGGGAAATAGGCGTTGGAAAACGCAACGGTAAAAAAGTTTATTACATCACCACAGAGTCTGGGGTAGACCCGGAGATTAGAGAATTATCTCTTCAAGAATATCATAGACTTAAAAGAGGAAAACGAAAGGCTGAAAAGGCAGAACTTAGAAGAGGTCTTGGCGTTGGTGGGTTAGATTTACTTCTAAGGTCTATTGGACAACGATAGGTATATATGCCACAATTATCAGAAATACGTACTGATATATCCCAAAATAATCGGCTAAGTAGTATAACTAAGATTTCTGCCGTCGAACCTTTAGAAGTCGATGACGATTCTATCTTTGATACTTTACCCGATTGGGTGAAGTTTGGGTACAACGAATCTATTACAGGTCTTAGCCAAAAACTCCTTACCGGTGAAAAGCCTTTTGAAATAGAAAACTATAACCCAAGTGTTATGGAAGATATAGGTGCGTCTATTGTTTCCTTTCTAATGCCAACAGATTGGTTGACATTTGGAGGCTTCGCTAAGGCTGGTAAAGCGGTTTTCAATGCTTCGAAAATGGCTACCAAGCAAATGGTTAAGGCGGGTGTAAAGAAATCCACTGCTGAACAAATAGCGGGTAAGGGTGCTGAAAAGATTATAAACAATCCCGCTATGAAGGAATTGGTTGCAGAAGGAGCCACCACCGGGGCATTCGGACTTGGTGGGTATACAGGGATAGCAACAGCTATGCGTCAAATGGCTGAAGAAGAAGGTGTTGATATGGGTGAAGTATTAACCCAAGCGGGCAAAAGCGCAGTTCTTGGTGCGGTTACTGGTGGTATTGGTGGAAGGGCGGTAAAGAAAGGGACTAGCGGTATAGTTAAGGCTGGTCAAGAAACATTAGCATTTGGAAGTCTTGGAGCTTTGTTAGAAGGTGAAGACCCATTCGACCCTATGTCTTATGTTCATTCTGCGGGTGTTATACTTGGTATGAAAGGCGCTAAAGCAGCTCCCAAGGTAGTTAAAGAAGGTGCCAAAGCTGTTGGTCGGGTAGCTAAGGGACAAGCCCCATTCCAAAGACAACTCGAACCCAAGAAGATTGCACCCGAAAAAGCAGAGGCACTTGCGAAGGTTGAACTTGAAATACGACAAGCTGAAAAGCTTGAACGTGAAGTTTGGACATCTAAAAAAGGTAAGAAGAAAACAGTTAAAATACTGCGAGACGAGGAAGTCGATGGCAAAAGATTTTTTGTAGTACAAGATGTTAAGAGCGATAATGTATTTAAAGTTCAAAAGGGAAATTTCTTTAAATTCTACGAAGTAGGAACAAAGCCTCTTGCCGAAGCAAAGATTCGATCTTCTAGAATAGGTCAAATTAAGGGACTTGAAAGAGAATTAAAAGTAAAAGATGAAATTTCACAATCGAACAAAAGATTAATAACTGGCGACAAGACTAGCGAAAGAATTTCACTTAAAGACTTTAGCGCAAAACAATTGTTTAAATATAGAAAGCAATTGCAATACGAAAGAGATTTGGGTAAGCTAAAGAAGGAATATGGGGAAAAGTTTATAGACTATCAACCCAAGAAGAACATAGTGGAAAGGGTTTTCCCTGAAAAGTGGGTTAAGCCATTATTCGCAGCTGAAACTAATGCTAAGAAAAGCCCCGAAGGTAAGATTCTAACCGGTGAAATACAAATAGCAGATGCTAGGGCAAAGGAATTATTTGGTACTTTCAATGAAAAGATGAACGTTGAAAGCGGTCTTCATGGTATCAAAAGTAAGAAACTTCGTCAACAAGTAGCAGATGCACTAGCACCTCAAGAAGCAGAAGGAAGGAAGATAACACCCGAAGCTAAGAAGATTGCTAAAAAGATTAGACCAATACTAAATGAAATGTTTAGAACAGCTGAAAAGGCGGGTATTAAGGTAGCCGACTATGTGGAGAATTACTTCCCAAGAATGTGGAAGACTGAAGTTGCTGAAATTATATATAACGATATTTCAAGTATAAAAGAAAAGCACCGGGCATTACTTGGTAAGAATCCCAACCCGGAAGATGTTCAATCTTTGGATAGGCTTATTAAGGCTTCTGTGGATACAGAATTTTCACCACAAACAAAGCTAGCGTTCAATAGGTTGACCAAGAAGGGTATGACATATAAAGAAGCTATGGATGCATTGGCTGACGATATCCACCGTGAAATGTATTCTCCTTTTGGTAATATAGAAAAGTCAAGGATTAAAGACTTGCCATCCGAATTCTTTGAAAGGGATGCCGGCGAGGTTCTTGCTAGATATAATATGAAGCTATCAAGAAGGACTGCCTTTGCGGAACAATGGGGTGAAAAGGGCACAAAAGCTCACGCTAAGATAAAATCACTAGCGTCGAAAGACCCTGAAGGCGCAAGACTTTTAAGTCAAATCTTTTCCTCCTTTACTGGCTTGATTGAAATTGACCCTGCTAAGAACTTTTCTCCTAAAAATAAAAAGTTTATGCATGATTTGATGGCATTTGAAATGTCTACAAAGATTGCTCTTGGCTTTGCAACTATCCCCAACGTTACCCAGTTCACTATTTCAACTGCTGCTGAAGCGGGATATTGGAGATTCTTAAAGGGCGCTTGGGTGTTGGCAACTGATAAAGAAGTTCGAAAAAGGATTAGAAAGTCAGGTGCTACTCATTATAATTTATTAGATATTATGATGGGTACTGATATTAGATTGTCTAGTGGGAAAAGTCTTTCCGAAGCGATAAAAAGGATTAAAACAGATAAAGCCAATAGGATGAGCAATGTTGCTTCCTTGCTCGCTAAGGTGTCTGGATTCAAGGGTATCAACGCACTTAACCAAATGTTAGCTGCTTCTACGGCTGAAATATATGTAAGGGACTTGCATAAGATTGCTAATACTTCTAGTATAGGTTCTAGAAGAGAGTGGGCTAAAAATAATCTTAGACGATTAGGTGTAAAAGATTTTAAAAAGAAACTATCAGAATCCGATGTAGAACACGCCATGTTCAGATTCGCCAAAGAATCACAGCTTCAAAAGGATGTATTGAAAGACCCATTAATCTTTAACGACCCAAGATTCAGACCTTTGTTTATATTTAAACGATTCGGTTTTAGGCAAGCTAAATATGTTAAGGATTTAATGAAGAGAGAAATTGCTGGCGGAAATCTTCTTGTACCATTAAGAATGGCCGCTGGTGGTTTGCTTGGTGCTGAATTTGTTATATCTGCTAAAGATTGGTTGATGAAGTTTATGTCGGGTGAAGATGTATACAGAGAGCACAGGGAAGGAATAGACGCTTTGGTTGATAAGTGGGCTATGGTTGGTTCTCTTGGATTCTTTTCTGATATATTAGATGCGGAAGATAAATTGTCTGCTGTGAAGTTCGCAATTAATCCAGTATTCCTTTCAGATTTGGAACAAATGTATAAAGGGTTACGAGGATTAGCTTACAATATTGATACATTCGGTGTAGGTAAAGATGCTATCAGTAGAAGCATAAAAGAATTTGCACCAGTATTCGGTGGGTTTGCACGTCAAGTAGCTAAACGAACTGAAACGCCCGGGCAAAAAGAAAAAAGAATTTCAGTACGCAAGGGTAGGGTAAGGACAAACATATTTGAGGCTATGCTTGAAGGCAAACACAAGTCTGCTTATGGGACTATCAAAAACTGGAATAAGGCGAATCCATCTAATCCGTTTACGGCTGAAGACATTAATGAAGGCGAAATATACCAATTCTTAGCACGCAAGCAAAAGATTAAGGCGAAACCATAATGCCTCAAGACCCACAATCAATACAAGATTTTAAGAAGCAATCTGAATTGGATATGATTTTTGCTGGAAAATCTTCCGGTGGAAAACAAAAAAAGACTAAAAAGAAGATAGAAGCTCCCGGGTTAGGTCTTTTGGAACTTGCCGGAGCTCCTGCAGTCGGTGGCGCCACAAAGCTTATAAGGCTCTTTAGGGGATTAAGGACTAAGAACCCAAAATTAACATTGAAAAATGTAAAATTATCAAAGCAAGCTACTCAAGAAGGTGATATACCTGAAGCTATACAATCTTTCATGGGGAAAGATAAGATACGCAGAGTGATTGGTGGCTATGACCCAAAAGGAGGGTTCTATTCGAAAAATACATTATTCACTTCTCTGAATCCAAGCACGGCTGAAAGATATGCAAGATTAGGTAGGGGTTCTGGTGAATTGGATGATTTGAGTAGGATGATGATTTTTGAAATGGAAAAATCTGCCTTGGTTAACATGCTAAAGAATAATCCAAAAATGTTTGAAAAAGTATTTGGAGGAACACCATTCAAGACGTTTAGTCCGGAACTCAGAAGGATTTCGGAAGTTCCATTTAAAGAAGGTATCCCAGAAAAATTTTTAAAAGATATAGTTTCTACAACAACTAAGAGTGGCAAAAAGAGATTTCCGAAAGGTCTAGAAAAGGAAATAGAATCTGGCTTTAAGAACATAGACTCTATTGTAGAAGATTTATTAAATTCTTTCACCAAAGGTCGTCAAGCCGAAGTTGCGAGATTAAGATTTAAATAAAGGAAATTGGAATGGCAGGAAACAATAAATCAATAGATGATATAATTAAACTATCTGATTTTGCTCAGTTTCTATCCGAAGCACAAAGCGATGCTACAAACGTAGAAACGAGTGGAAAGCCTATTCGTCAAATGCTCCCCGGTAGAACAGATATGGACACTATGTTCGATCTATTTTACCCACCTAGCGATGAAGAACAAATGATGAATCTTAGAAAGATATTAGAAGATTTAGCTAGGTCTAAACCCCTAGATACTTAAGAATTACGCAACTCGTTTCCTCGTTGCTTCTCCATGTTAAGGCGGGCTAGCTTTTTAGCTCGCCTTTTCTTTGCGGATGGCTTTTCATAATACCTTCTTTCTCTGTATTCTTTTAATATACCCGATTCTTCAACCGACTTCTTAAACCTTGATATCATAGAGCTTAAGTTTTGATTCTTTTTCTTTGACACGCCAATAGGTTTAGCCTGCATTGTGATTGGTTCCTTAGTCATTTGCTTTCTCCCTGCAATTTTCTTTCATAAAAGCCATCCAAATTGTTTTTGACTGCCTCCCGGTTGTGTGCCCAAAAAGGGGCTTGTATGGTATTAGGTCTAAAACCTGCCTTGTTTTGATTTCGTATTCATTCCATTTGAATATCAGCACACCTTCGGGCTTCAGCACCCTCATGCACTCATCAAAGCCCTTACTTATCATATACTCCCAATCGGTTGGTAGTCTTCCGTATTTTTTAGCCATCCAACTATTCTCCCCGAGGGTTTTTAAGTGCGGTGGGTCAAATACCACCATAGCAAATTGCTCGCTTTCGAATGGCATTTCGGTAAAATCAGCCACCAAGTCGGGCTTTACTTCAATTGTCCTCAGCCCACTTTTTTGACTACTGTCCTTTGCCGTTAATGTTTCGCTTCGCTTATCTATGAATAAGCAATTCGGGTTCTCCTTGTCAAACCAAAACATTCTACTACCGCAACAAGAATCCAATATAGGGGGGTAAATTCGCCGTATATGGGACTTTTTTTCATTATTCGACATTAGATTCGCATAAATTCGGACATTGGGATATGAACCACAGGTTCGCCGTCCCAACCATCTCTATTATTATTTCTTTCAAACCACTTAACATTCCACGATCGGCTATTCCCCAATTCAACCATATAGTCTCCATCGTTAAACCTAACCGCCAATTCGAAGGGTATGCCAATTGAATCAGCTAACCTTTGTCCGTTTATAACCTTCTTTAAGCTGATTATGTAAGTACCAAAGTCATTATGGTTATTGTTTCTTTGCTTTAATTCTATTAGTCTAGTTGGTCTGCCATATGAATTCATAACCATGTAGTCAACATGATACTGCGGAGGTAGTTTCTTCGCATCGTGGTTTTCATATGAACTGTTCAATATCTTTTCCATTAGAGATTCTTCATTAGCTAAATCCCTACTTGTTTCAAATCTTGGTCTAACCATTGAGGTCAATCCTTTCTTTAATTAGTTCGTTTTTTCTTGCTTCGTAGCTTTCAGCGCTATGTAGGTCATCGAATAACTTACAACTATCACCGGAATAACCTACTTCCACAGAGCCTGTAGTTCCATATCTATTCTTAGATACTACCAATTGCAATTCATTCTTAGTCCAAATCCTGTTGTTTGAATCAGGCTCACCATATCTAGATATATATGGGTAGTAAGTGAATACTACTATTTCAGCGTCTTGTTCTAGGTTCCCCGATTCCGCCAAGTCTGACAATCTTGGGACAGCATCTATTCGGTGCTCTATATTCCTATTTAATTGCGACACCAATACAACACAAATATCCTCGCCTTTAGCTAGCCATTTATATTGCTTTGTCGTATCACCAATCTTATGGCGCATATCCCTCCTATCATTGAAAGGATATTCTATTAACCCGATATGGTCATCTATAATAACATCAGGCTTTACCTTCCTTATTTCGTGAAAAGTGTCAGGTAAAGTCCGCACATCATCATACATAAACAACTTACCTTGGTACTTATCAGAAATATAATCCATAGTATTATTAACTATATCCTTCCTATCGGAAACACCGTGCCTTAAACTGTGATAAGATAAAGAATCTGATTCCATAGCTATAAACTTCTTCATCATTTCAACGTTAGGCATTTCACGGTTAAACATGGCAACCTTCAAACCCTTATTCACGAGGTTTCTTGCAATGTTAGCTGCTACCGTTGTCTTGCCATTGGCGGGTCTTCCAGCTATAATCGTTATTTCACCCCTAGTCATTCCGTTTACTACCGAATCCAACTTATTAACTCCGGTACTGACTATGCCCTTTTTATTGAATATCGACTCGTGAGTATCTTGTAATACTTTTTGTATATCGAAGTCTTCTGTTGGTTGAAGGCTTATCAAATCACCTACTAACCCATGAAAGTCATTCAGCAATAAGTCCACATCTTTAGTATTATCTTCAGTTAGGGAGGTTATGTTCTGCGAATATTCTTTAAGTCTTCGCCTAATCCAGTGGTCGTGTAGTAATTTCGCGTAATGTTCCGCCTTAGATGGGGTCGCCTCATTCTCAGCCATTGAAACTATTTCATAGTTTACATTATTATATACATGTCCTTTTTGAGGGAACTTATGGGCTACTGATACGGCATCTATTTCAGTTCCGCCCTCATCTAGTTTGATTATAGTTTCCCATACTTTCCTGTGAAAATCGAAATAGAAAACTTCCGGCTCTTCAATCCACCTACGGACTATATCTATATTTTCTGGCCTTATCAGTAAAGACCCAAGTAGTGCTTTTTCTGTTGATTCGCTATGCAAACAAATTACCCTGCCTTTCTAGGTCGAAAAGTCTTTCAACCGATGTATTGTAATAATCCTCGTCTATTTCCGAACCTATGTAGTTTCTTGAGGAGTTAAAGGCCGCTGCTGCTGTAGTCCCAGACCCTAGGAATGGGTCATACACAAGGTCGTTAGGCTCGGTGCTTTTTATTATTAAGTATTTTATTAGTGCCTCCGGTTTTTCTGTTGGATGCCTATTGCTTTTTACCCTATCAAATCTAAGAATATTTGGGTCTCTGCCACCATTTAGCTCGCGCCTACCTTTGCATGCGAATAATATCATCTCATACTTAGGTGCGTAGTCCCCGGCTAAGTCGCCCATACTGGTGTTGTTTTTCTCCCATATTAAAATGTTTTTAACATTGAAACTCTTTTCTATGGCTTGCTTGAAAATGTCTATATTGTGGAAGGAGCAGAACACATAAATATGCGTATTGTTTTTTAAGACTCGCCATGCTTCTGTTGACCAGTCATCAAGCCAGTCTAGATTGTTGTCCCAGTGTATTTCACCATGTTTCTTTTTCCTGTGGTTACTTACGAAGCTCATTCCGTAGGGCGGGTCGGTAACTATTAAATCAATTGACTCATCCTCAAGTCTTGACATAGTTTCCATACAGTTTTCACGGTATATCTCCGAACGGTTTAAATCCATTATTCTCCCTAATCTACTTTCGGTGGCAACCTATCGAGTCTTTTCTTTTCACTTTCCACTCGGACTCCATAAGTTGAGTTTTCATTCTTAATCATGGCTATTAAATATCTAATATTCTTACCTTCGATATACATCTTTTTTAATAGATATTCTCGCACCATCTTTCTAACTACTATATCTTGCACCGCTTCTATTTCGGAGTAAAAAGAGTATATATCCAAGTCATCTAAAGGCTCGTTAAATGAAGAATTTATCCTAGATATCGTTTCATCGACAAGTTCTAGAGTCTTAGCATCCCTAGCCAATCTTCGCTTTTCTATACTCTTTGTGTAATCATGCCCCGCAATCATGTGATTGCAAGTTGGGCACCTTACGCTCTTGCCTTTTACTTTTGGCATAAATGACAATCACCGCTTTCCATAGGTATATTTTCGAAGTGCTCTCCGTCTAAGTAATAAAACTTGTCGTCGCCATAGGCTCCACCATCCGTTGACCACGGCTTACCGCAAGAGCCACATCTTTGTGGTTGTGGGGCTGTCTTAGCCCTTTCCTTTCCATCTATTTTTTTACTCGCCCACACACTTTCAAGATCAAACCAATCTTCCTCAAAATAATAGACTAAAGATTCAAGTTTTGCAAGAGATCTCAATCTATATCTTAGTTCGTTATCATCTACATTTCTTTGCCTTTTAGGTGCTGATTCTGAACTTGGAGAAGCTTTACCATTTCTAACCATTGTTCGTATGGTTGGATTATGTAAGCCTCCCCATAGTCTTCTTTCACTAGTTGAACATCCACCATCTCGTCCGGTTTTATCCATTTTGCTATCTTCTTTCTTGTTTTGCATTGTATTTTATAGTTTTCTACTAATATATCCACTTCCGGTTCCTCGCCTATAGACCTTCCATCAGAACCCCAAGCCCTTTTAGACTTCAAGCCTAAATCTTTGGCTGTATTAACACAAGTCCTCTCGAAGCGGTTTCCCTTGGCTTTACTCTTACTTGGCATTAGTTAGTTCCATTCATTCTTTCAGTTACCAAATACTTGTGGTCGGGAATAGTCTTCCCTGTTTCAACGTTTATAAGTGCCTTTCTTTCGAAGTCCCAATACCCTATCGCAATAGGTTCTTTGCTGCGCATTGTTTCATACACTCTGTAGTGGGGCTTTGTATTGTGTTCATCTGCGGTTGTAGGTTCGACGCAAGCATCGCATATAGCAACCAATCCATCCCCTCTAAATTGATAGTTAGGGGTGAACGGCTTATCACATTCGTGACAATGACTTAAATGTGGCATGGTTATTCCCAAATCCTAGCGAGTCTTCGTGTAAAACCAAGCACCGCACCAAAGCCAAACGCTATGCCAGCGAGTTCCATATTACCAACGTACATAGCCGTGGCGCTGATTATATATGTTGTGAATCTGAACACCCCATAAATTGAGAATCCGTTAGATTCTTCTAAGAATTGTTTTCTACTCATTGTTTCCCTTTATTTTATTATTAATTTTCATTTTACGACTTCTACGTCCGTCCAAGCTGCTATGTGAACAACGTTATCATCCTTGTCCGTACAATAAGAGTACATGCCGTCAATATGTGAAAAATTGAGCACATCACCGGCCTTTTGTGGCAATGACGCTGGTGGGTTCTTCACATCTTTATCAATTATTTTTATTTTTGAATTTTTCGGTACTTTGTATAGCTCCATATTAATTCCCTGTAGTTTCTGATTCGTTTATTGAATCCCAAGGATTGTCTTCAAATACCTTAATCGACATCCTTTCCATTTCATCAGACGAATCTTCCCAAATTTCTTCTAAACATACTTCACAAAGTTCTTCGTCGAACCAAGGCAGGTAATCTTTTTCACATCTGATACAATTTCTATTCCTAACCATTTGTATCGCCTACAACGTTCATATGTTCCCTTTGCAAGTAATACCTCCCATTGCCATCTAAAGAATTGTAATGGCAATAGCAAGGTTCACACAACCTGTATTCATCATTGGTTGTGCTTAATATGTTTCTGTAATTATTTTCCTTCTTCCGGCACAGACTGCACTTGGTTCCCAAAACGATTTTCTTTGACATTTTCACTTCCTTTCTCTATTTTTTTATCTATGAATTTAGTTAATTTTTTCAAGTCTTTTTTCATATCTATATACGTCTCGACCATGAATGTAAGCCTTTCTAGGTGATCTCTGTATCCTCGGACAGCCATATCAAGCATTACAATTTCATTTTCGTACGCTTTCATTTGTTCTGATAATTCAGAATATGTTTTCTTGGTTTTTTTCAACTTAGCCATCACCTAGCTTCACTTTCTATTGCCAATTTGCCACCATAGGGCATTTGTGGGGTATGGTCAATTAATTCAGCGTTATCCTCACCCAATCCACTCTCATTCCACGACTCAATTAATCCCTCTCTTGAGTCAGCCTTAACTTTCCACCTTGCCCAATTATAACCATCGTCTTCTTTAACCATATATTCCATCATTCCACCTCACTTTCTTTTTTCACTTTCATTTTCCTTTCTTCTGTTAATATTGAAGGTCTAATTATATCGGGAGATTCTTTCTTTAGGACACAGGTTATACAAATCCTCTCGTCCATATTATCTTGAATCTTACTAAGAAAATCCCCACATTCAACACACTCCTCAATCTTTACATACATTCTCATCATTCCACCTCTTTCCTGTAACTTGTTCTCCAAAACCTACCATTGTAACTGAACCTACCAATATTTTTGTCGTTACTGTCAAATACTTCCACAGAGGGAACATTTCCACCACCCAATTCGTTCCTTTCTCGCCAGTCAATAAACTTATCTCGCATTATGGATAGTTTATCTGCCTTTACCACCACGTCTTTATCATCTTCAACCACTCCCCAATAACCACCACGATAATCTATATCAATAT